ATCCCAAATGCCACTGGTGCAAGTGCAAGTGGTACAGCAGAATTTGGAAATGATGGAATATATAGAAAACTTCAAGATCAGCTTGCTTGTCGATGTGGGCTTAGTTGGGGTCATGGGTCGCGTGCTGGTGCGTTCGCGATGCATTTGCATCTTGCTCGGGGCAGCGCGAGTGACAGTGTTGGTGGTCGGGCCTCGTACCTTGTTGTAGTGAACGATAGTGAGTGAGTAGTTTAAATGGCTGTTAATTCTGAAGCAATCCTAAATCAAAAATATTTTGAAATGATTAAGTTATTAAATTTATATCTTAATCATTTTCCAAGACATGAAAAGTACGCACTTTCTAATAACATTAGAAATACTGCGTATGAAGTTTATGATTTGATTACAGAATGCCAAAAGAGATACTTCAAGAAAAATACAATTACTCAACTTGATGTAACTCATGAAAAGTTAAGAATGCAAATCTATCTTGCAAATGAACTCGGATATTTTTATTTAAAAGACGGAAAGAATGATAAAAAAATTGATGGTATGCATAGGTATTTAGCTATCTCAAATCTTATAAATGAAATAGGAAAGATTATAGGCTCTTGGATGAAGAAGCTAAGAGATATGGGTAATTTAAAATGACAAATATAGGGCAGTATAACAATATGAAAAATGACAAGCTTGCTTGTCTATGTGGGCTCAATTGGAGTAATGGTTCGAATGCTGGTGCGTTCGGTATGAATCTTAATAATGCTCGGAACAATTCCAACAACAATGTTGGTGGTCGTGACTGTAAATCCAAACCTGAAACTACAAAGGTAGATACTGGATTTAGAGGGGTATGTTGTCCTGCTATTAGCGAAATCAAAAAGGATAAAAGTCTTTTTAGTAAAGAAATTGAAAATCAGACTAAATCGAATAATAGTAAAAAACTAGGCTTTTTATATGAAGAAACTTTCACAATGGAAAATCTTTATGAAGCCTATTTAATAGCAAGAAAAGGTAAAAGAAAAAAACTTGGAACTCTAAGATTTGAAAAGAATCTAGGAGCAGAACTAAAAGCTTTATATGAAGAATTAAAAAATGAAACATATAAACCAAAACCATATATACAGTTGAAAGTATATGAACCAAAAGAAAGAATTATAAATGCACCAGCCTTTAGAGATTTAGTTGTGCAGCATGCAATATATAAAGTTATCTATCCAATCTTTGATAAAACTTTTATAGACACAAGTTTTGCTTGCAGAAAAGGTGGAGGTACACATAAAGCAAGTGTTTATACTCAAAAACAGTTAAGAAAATATAGTGGAGAGCTTTATTTTGTGAAGCTTGATATTAGAAAGTTCTTTTATTCTATTGATAGACAAATTTTAAGAAAGTTATTTGAAAAGAAAATAAAAGATAAAAGATTTATAGATGTAATGTGTCAATTTGCAATTATGAATACAGATAAAGGTATTCCAATTGGAAATTTATTATCTCAAATATATGCACTTATTTATATGAATCCAGTTGATCACTATATTAAAAGAGAATTGAAAGTTAAAAGCTATGTTAGATATGTAGATGATTTTGTATTGATTGGCTTGACTTTAGATGAAGCTAAAAAAGCAAAAGAACTTTGTGAGAAATTTGTCCAGGACAAATTAAACTTAGAACTATCACATTGGCATATTCAAAAGATTAAAAGAGGTATCAACTTTGTTGGCTATAGAACTTGGAAGAAAGTTAAGTTTGTTAGAAAACACAGCATGTATAAGATGAAAAAAGCAATTAAAAAACAAAAAATTGAGTCAATAATTTCACTAATAGGTCATGCAAAAAGAACTGCAACTTTGAGATTATATAGAAAGTTATTGATTGAATTTAATGTTTTTAATTTATTACCAATGGGAGTACAAAAATGTTTAAGTATATAAGATATGAAGAATCACAAGATGAGTTTACAAAGCTTACTTTTGTGCAAAAGAATGAAGATGTAAAGGTTATCACTTTTGATAAGCCAATTGCAGCACTTGAAGCAGACGATGAAAGTGTTATTGATGAGTTAATATCTTATCAAGATAAGAGTATCAATTGTGAAGTTATCGATTATGATGAGTTCAAGGCTCTTGCAGAAACAACTGCTCAATATTCAAGAGTGTTAGAAGTTGTAGAAGATTCTTTAAATAAAAGTATGGAATTTATTGAAAATAAATATCCTGCAAAAGAAAGAGAAACTTGGAATATTCAAAAAGATGAAGCTATTAAATATCTTGAAACGAAAAAAGAAGCAGACGCACCATTTTTAAAAGTTTTAGCAGATGCAGAAGATGATACTCTTGAAAGTTTTGCAACAGCAGTTGTACAAAAAAATCAAGCAGTTACTATGATGAGTGCAAACGCTATAAAAGAAAAGAGATTGCTGAAAAGAGAACTTCTTTTTGATTTAGGATTTTAGAATGAATAAAAACTTGATTGAAAAGTTTGAAACTGATATGCAAAAGAGGTCAAGAGTTATGAGATTTCTTTTAGTTTTAGACCAAATGCTAAATGTGATTTTTTACAATGGCTCACAAGATGAAACAATATCAAGTCATGTAGGTAGAAGAATAGCAGAGAATAGAGCAACTTGGTTTGATAAAAAGCTTTGTTGTTTGCTTTCTAAAATTGAAAAGAATCATTGTAATAAAAGTTTAGGAGAATAACATGAGAGCAGTATTAATAGTAGGTCACTCACAAGTCTTACAAGGTGCAAGTAACGCATCTTATAAGATAGATGGAGAGATTGCAACAGAATTTAGTTTCAATAATCTATTAGCTAGAAAGATAGTTGATCTAAATGTAAAAAAGAATATTGAATTAATAGTTGAATATCGTGATACAGACTATGAAGCTTTACCGAGTGAAGTAAATGTACATGATGCAGACTTAGTTATTTCTTTGCATTGTAACGCATTTAATAAAGAAGCAAGAGGTTGTGAAACTTTATACTATAAGCATACAACTATTTCAGACAAGATTGCTAGTGTTATGCAAAATAACTTATACAAAGCTATGCAGAATCCTTCGAGGGGCATTAAAGGTCGAGATCATAACAGAGCTAAAAAGATATACGAAAGAGGTGCTTATTTAATGAAGTATGTAAAAGCTCCTTGTGTAATATGTGAGCCTTTCTTTATTGATAATGATGCTGAATTAGATTTTGCTTTATTGCATACAAGCGAACTTGCTTTAGCTTACTTAAAAGGTATTGAGCAGAGTTTAGAAATTATAAAGGATAGAAGATAATGATAACGGGTAGAGAAGAATTAATAATCCCTATTGGGGGAAGATATAAAAAGACTTATGATTTCTTAGATGGACTTGGAGATGCAGAAGATTTTGCAGGACTAACTGCTACTTTGAAAATCAAGAACATTGCAGAAGAGTTTGAAGATGAAGAAGCTTTTGAATGTATCGGAGCTGTAACAGTTGAGCCTTTAGATGCAGATAGCAATATCATTAAAGGAAGATTAGTAATAGATATTGATGCTGCTGATACTGCAAAGATAAAGATACCAGAATCAGAACGAGATATTTATGGTGAAAGTGATAGATACGCAGTAATGACAGTACAGTTTGACAATGGGGAAATTCCTTTAATCATAACTATCCGACCTATTACACCAATAATTTAAGGAATAAAATGAGTGCAACAGTATTTAAAAACTTACCTAATGGATCAATCACTACAGAAGATGAACCAACTATCTTTAAGTCTAGTAATTCTATTCTTACTACTGATAACTTTGGTACAGTTGTTTCTGTTTCTGCACTTAGTAATATTTCACTTACTTCTGTACCTGATGTTATCCAAGATGCGATTAATCAATCGGTTATTGAAGCGAAAGATTTAGCTTTAGCAGATGATTTACTTGTTGATATAAGAGATGATATAGATAATTTAGAAGATGGAGTTTATAACAAAACTTATATTGATAGTCAAATCACTTATTTAGAAGAATCATTGATCCAAAAAACAGATAGCGAAACAGTTGCAGCTATTGTAAATACTAAAGTAGCAATTGCGACAGAAGATTTAGTTGCTACTTCTACTATTGATGTACTAAGTGGAAGAATTGGAGATAGTGAAAGTTCAATAGCAAGCTTAGCAGAAACAGTAAACACTAATGACTTAGCAAGAGCAAATCAAACAAACGAAGCAGTTGCAGAACTAGAAAGTAGTCTAGCAGCATATAGTGATGTTCTTGAATTAACAGTTGATGAAAATGGAAATGCAACATCTAGCAAAATAGAAACAGTAAACACTAATGACTTAGCAAGAGCAAATCAAAC